AACGAATGACTGGCACCATGGTTGGAAGTTAACCTTTATCCATGCACCGTACTTTGTTTCGTTATCTTTTGGGCCTTCAATCGTGCCCACTTCTTTCTTTGCAATATCAATGATTGCTTCTAGTGATCCTTTAGTTGCCATTTTACCCTCCTATAGGTATCTATCTATTATAGCATTAGGAGGCTTTGTGTGTCAAACGATAATGAGTTCTTATTCTATGACAGTTAGCACAGACTACCTCACACTTTGCTATTTCTTTTTTAATGGCTGCCCAAGAAAATCCATCATGAATCATTCTTGAGATGTTATATTTTTTATCATGCAGGTGATCAAAATCTAAAACTATATGATTATTAACGCCACAGTCTACACAGCCAGATGACTCTTTTATTTCAGACAGTCTTTTTTTAAACTGTTGCTTGTTGTAGTGAACCAACTCTTTGTCAGTCATAGACTTTAATTATATCAACAAATATTAAGCCCCACACAGGCAATTCACCTGACTTGCGCCACGGTCTCTATCCAATGGGTAACTAATCCATCACTAAGGTCCTGTGTGGGGACATTTATATTGTACTACTTGATTTTGATTGTCTTAGGCTTCTTTTCTTCAGGAACAATGCGTACTACATTAATGTGTAGCATTCCATCCTTTAGCTCTGCAGAAGTCACTTCCATGTATTCTCCAAGAGCAAAAGACCTTACAAACTTTCTACCTGCGATACCTTTATGAACTACCTCTACATTTGCAACCTCAACAATCTCACCCTTGATAATTAATGTTCCATTATCTACTGAAACATCAATATCTTCTTTTGAAAAACCAGCGACAGCCAGTGAAATCTTGTACGTATCTTCATCTAGTTTGATAAGATCATACGGAGGGTATGACTGTGAGTTTGTTTTGTGTGCTGTATTTAGGCGACTTAGCTCTCTGTTGAAGCCAATAAAAAAAGGATCATTGAATAGATCCATTGCATGTGTTACTACCATTTTATTCCCCTTTCAAGCGAATAAGTTAATGTACCCCCGTAGGCAGTACAATTCTATTATAACATATTATGAAATGATTCAGCAAGGTGTAACTGCTGGTGAAGTCCCCAGTGAGGATGGCCAAGCTTATCGTCAGCAGCAAAATCAAAAAGATCTGCAGCGTACTCTTGATGACATGTCCTAGTTTTCCCGTCATTAATAAAATCACCTAAAAAGTAACTATCTAAATTGATTCTATAAAGAATATCAGAATACGATGTATCATTATAAGAAGTCCACAAAAGTTTAACATTGTTAGTCTTACAATATTGATCTAACATCTTCATAAACATCAAATTATAAAAAATTGGTACTTCTTCTGGAATTACCTCATCTCCACTATGTGGTAGCTTTGAAAACTTTTCAATTTTACTATTATTAATAAATATGTTTTGTATATACGCTCTATCTTGATCAGAAATGTTTGGCTTTTTATCTACACCAAAAATATCTTTTACATATGGCATCTCCATTCTTGACATTGGAAATACACCAAGTATATATTCTGGATGATAAAATTCTTTAAAAAATTGAAATGCTTTTATTACTTGTGCTTGCATGCTGTCGCCACCTTTTGCTAAGCTGATATATGGCATATTTGTTTTTTCTGAGAGTAAGAATGGCCATGTATACTCTAGAGGTAGCCCAACACCCAAGGTTTGAGAACATCCCAAAACCAAAACCTTTTGATCTTTAAATTCTTCAGACCTATAGCCATATGAATTATATTCATAATATATTTGTCTGTTATCATTTAACATTATAGTTTTTCCAGGGTCTCTGGAACTCATTTTTTTTAAAGACCTTGAAAAAAGATCTAGAAAATTAACCTCAGTCATGCCAATATTTCCTTCCATCTGGAACTTTACTATACTTGTCAGGATATCCAATACCTGGCCTTCCATCTAATGCAAAATCAGCATACTGACCATTTACATCAACATAGTGCAAAAATGCCTGTGCCTGCCAAGATCCAACAGGTGCATCAAATGGTTCACGCCAATGCTCTAGACTAACACCTTTGTAAACTACCATATCTCCAGGGAGCGTAATATTTTCTTTTCCATCTACCCAAATATTCCAACTATAATTTTTATCATCTGTATTATAAAAACATCCTAGGTTAACTGTTGCTGATATCTCACAAGCAAACCTGTCTTTGTGTTTTTTGAGGTAATCTCCAGTTTTATATAGTCTGTGGTATGAATATGTTGGTAAAAGAGTAAGTCCTGTGGCCAGCTCAACTGTGTGATGCATTGCTACAAGTAGTGATTCTGTAATAGGGTTTGCATAGCCAACCTGTGTAGGAGGACTTATAATGTCATTTTTAATGTTTGGGTTTGAAATTGAATCAAAATATATTGCATTAGCAAGAATATTTGCTTCATTTTGTGTTAATGCATTAGATACTTTAACATAGCCATTTTTACTAAAGAGATAAGAATTCTCTTTATTTTTATCAACTGGATTAATGTATGACATCTGATTCTCCTAACTATTACATTGCTGGTCTGGCAAGACTTGAACTTGCGACATGGGCATTAACAGTGCCCCGCTCTGCCAACTGAGCTACAGACCAAAACCTTTATCTAGCAATAAATACATACCCTAAAACTTTTGGCAAAGAAGATAAAAAATCTCCAAAAGTTTTTGATTGATTTAGAGTTACATACTTTGTTGCTGCTACTACGGTAGCTCCAGAAGTTTGAGAAGCTGCAACATTTGATACAACCCCGTTATACATTGTTACAGGAATATCTCCACGTGTAACAAGATCAAGTCCAGGACCACGATTTGTACTTGGAACCAGGTTTACTTGAGAACTTTGCAATGAGCCAACACCGATTACGTCAACGACACAAGATGGAAAGCCAACGATTTTGTCTGATCTATCGTTACCAGTTGCAGCAAAAGTTGGAATATTTTGTGCCTTTAAAGATGCTACAGCATTGATAGTATTAGTATCTGATGTGCAAGCCAATAGGTTGTTTTTTGATGTACCTGATTGACTAATAGATACAGCATCAATACTATATTTTGATGCATTCTTTGATACCCAGTCAATTGCTAAGGCTAAAGACTGTGGCTGGTTTCCTGAGTTACCCTGTGCCGTAATGTCTGCAATTCTAACAAATACAATCTTAATGTTTGGATTGATTGCTAAAGCTGCCTGTGTCATGTTATGACCATGATACGTAGCATTACCAATGTTTGCAGGCCATACCTTTGAATTTGCTGAACCAACACCCTCCATGAACGCTAGTCCATTTGGGCAAGAACGGTTTACAGTGAAGCATGCTTCATAAATTACGGATGGAATCTTTGCAGAGTCTACTGCTGTGTCAATGATTGCCAATACCTTTTGATCTTGTGCCTGTGCTGGCTCAACTGCCATTAGTGCAAGTACTGCTGATAGTGCTACGATTACTAGTTTCTTCATTTTGTTACCCCTTTTTTGTTTGTTATTGTTGTTTGATTTTAAAAACTACTTGACAAGGGTCTCCGCCCTCTTCCCATTCTTGCATTTCTTCATCTGTCATGTAACTGTCACCTTCGTGTGTGTTACAAAATGGTTCTGTAATCCAGCCACGCTTGATTCCATTTTCCATCCAGATTTCAAATTCATCATAGTCAGACTCTAATGCCTGAATATCTTTTAATATTTCTTCAAACTCTTCGTTCATATTATAAGTATATACCTATCCCTGAAGTATGTCAACTGGGCCAATACATGATGTACTGTATGCAACAGCTGCATTTAAAGCCAGAGTCAGACGACGCTTGGGATCTTTATGATTTTGGGTAGCATGAAGAGAACCCATAGCGAAGTCTGCCCCAGATCCTATAGCACAGAAATCTCTGTCATAGGAAACCAATGTAAGGCCATCTGCATCATGTTCATACAGCTTTCCTTTTACTCCAATTAATAGTGATAGCTCACTATCTTTACCGCCAATATCCCACTCACTATAAAATGATTTAAGTGATTTTAGGAATTTACCATGCATAAACTTATCAGGATTGCCTTCTAGAGCAGGTGGAATAAAGTTATATTGAATAATCTGCCCATCAAATGTTCCTGCAAAACCAAATATGTAAGGACCTGATTTCCATATTTTTGGTTTGTCAATAGGAACAATGTAGGTACCCTCAGATGCCCCACGTTCTCCAGCAAGGTATACCTTACCGTCCTTCATTATCCCTGCAATACAAGTCATGCCTACCCCTAAGTCACTATATTACTAGTATACCAGAGGTAGGCATGAGTGTCAATTAGCCTAAAATATGACTAATTAGCTTTTTTATCTACAGTTTTAAATGCATCATTTATTTCTGCGATAGTAAGCTTGCCATCGTCCAAAAAAGCTCGTGCCAGTCTTTCAATAACTGTTGCCACTCCTAATAGACCTGCAAGCATTACTGCCTGAATTGTATCAATTCCTACTACTGCTCCAGCACCAAGTACTGATAGACCAGAAGCAGCAAAGACTGCTACGATACGCATCAAAACATTTGTCAAAGCTTTTTGTGGGTGCTCCTTTTTTGGAGCTTCTACTACCTTTTTTCTAGTTGCCATTTTATTTTTCCTTTCGTAGTGGTATTGTGATTAGCCATACAACTGTGGTTGCAAGCACTGCAATCCCAACAATGTCTCTGGCTGATCCTGTTAATGTTAGCCATGCTATAAAGAAACCAAGAAGAGTAAAAGCTTGTGCGATTACTTCAACTCCAGCGTCTTTCAGCCATGTGAAGAATCCCTTCACAACTTTTTTGATTATTTTCATATTATCTCCTCATCCCAATCATTACGTTTGCAATCTGTGAAACAATGATTACTGGAATAATGACTTCCTGGGCCTTTTCTCTCTGATCATCTGTCATATCGCTACCTAATTCAGAGAAATTAGATAGTAATTCTGCTACGTCCACCTCAAGTACTGCTCCAATTGGGTCTGCTAAAAATGCTTCTGTTTGTACTTCTGTTACTGCATCTGCTAATGTAAATGGCATTGGTGTATCCCCTGCAGATTCTGCTCTGTCAGTAAACTCAACAAATGCTTCAGCAAGTGCTGGGTTAGATTTCATCTGCTCAGCAATTTGTGCAACTTCTGATGGTTTGATACCAAGATCTTCTGCAACTTCTACCTTTGCTTCTTGCGTCAATGCTTTAAGGGTTTGACTTACTGCTGTAATTTGTTCAGCAGAAAGAGTAACTAGCTTATTATCTTTGCTTGTAAGGTTAGCAATAACTCCAGACAAGTCTTCTGCTGTCCCAGTACCCTTTTCAGGAATAAGTTCTGCTAAAACTTCATCTTTAATTTCTACATCTGGCTCAGTCCATGGGTTTTCTTCAGGCTCAGGATCTGGTCCTGGTTCTGGTGAAGGTTCAGGCGTAGGCTCTTCTGTGGGTTCCTCAGTAGGCTCTGGAGTTGGTTCTGGAGTTTGTTCTGGATCTGGTGTAGGTTCTATTGTAGGTTCAGGAGTTGGCTCCTCTGTAGGCTCTTCTGTAGGCTCTTCTGTAGGCTCTTCTGTAGGCTCAGGAGATGGCTTTGGCGTAGGACTAGGCTTTGGTTCCTCTGTAGGCTCTTCTGTAGGCTCAGGGCTTGGTTCCTCTGTTGGCTCATCTGTAGGCTCTTCTGTAGGCTTTGGAGATGGATCATCTGTAGGTTCAGGACTTGGTTCTGGGGTGGGTTCTGGGGTAGGCTCTGGAGTTGGTTCTGGAGTAGGCTGATTGGCTGCAGCGTTAGCTGCTGCCTGAGCAATAGCAGACTGAATCTCTCTTTGTAATTGTTCTTCATAGTAACGCCATGCGTTATCAATCGCACTATTAAGATTATTTATTGACTGCTCGTATGCATCTTCAGCATTATTTTTATTTTGCAATGCAGTGGCAACATTTAAAACTGCGTTGTTATATTCGTTTGTTTT